TCGGGAGAGATGGGGACGAGGAGGCATTTTACCAGTGGAGGAGACATGTCCAGGTTTCGAGCATGGCATAGCCGTTGTTATTTTACATAATATACAGTGGAATCAGAGGCTTGCGCGTGATTGCTGGGGGCTGACATCAACCCGGCGCAGGTGGCCATGAGCACCACTGGAAGGCCCTTGCTCAGGCGCTCATAGATCGAGGCCCAGACGGCCTTTTCTTCCGGTTTCCGGGCCCGCTCCGCATGGGCCGCCGACACCACGATCGCGGGATCCACTTCCAGCAGTTCGGCCACCTTCAGGGCGGTGGTGTCGTCGAATGCTGTCTTCCCGTTCCGGTAGTTGCTGATGGCCTGCCGTGTGGCCCCGATGGCCTTGGCCAGGGCGTAGTCGGATGGGAGGTTCAGGCGGGCTTTGGCTTCGTCCAGGTATTCGGTGGTTGTGTGCATGGCGCTTCTCCATAGGGCAGGGTGCCTTAGAGATTAGTAAACCGTCCATGGACCCGCAACGCAAACGGTCCGTTGACACGTCAATGGGCCATTGCTATGGTTCCGCTTGCCACCGGCCAGCGGGTGCCTCTCTCCAGGAGGTAGGGATCCGCCCCGGTGGCACCCCTCTCTCACTGGAGACCATCATGCACAACCCCCAACACACCCCAGGGCCGTGGGAAATCCGCCGCAGCGGCAATCAGGCCAAGGACATCAGCATCTTCATTGAGGGCGTCGCGTCGTCTTCCGGGTTCATCGCCCAGTTGCCGCATCGGGATGGACGCGAACTGATTCAGCTCTCCAACGCCAGCCTCCTCGCCGCCGCGCCGGAAATGCTGTTCATCGATGCGGCCATCCGTAAGGCCGAGGGGAGGGCATCATGAACGCCCCGGACATGGGCCACCACCCCGCCGCCGCGCTGCAAACCCCGTCCCCGGCCCTGCATGACCCCTTGATCAAGGCCCGCCTGGCGCTGTCCGCCCGAATCGCGTCGGGCATCGCGGCGAACCCAGAGGTATGGGCCGGGCCGGACCCCCGGGGCGAGATCGCCCGCGAGTCCTGGGCCATCGCCGGCCGCCTGATCCTGCTGGCCGAAACGGGGGGGTGCTGACCATGTACGGCCATCCACGCTTCGGCTATGCCCTGCCGCGCCCCAGGAAGGGGCCTGCCGTCTTCGTTCGCCGCCTGGTGGTGTGGGGCGTATCCGCCGGCGTGTCCCTGGCCTTCCTGGGCCTGTCCGCCGCCCTGGGGGGCTGGCTATGACCCCCGCCGCGCAACCCTCCTCTAATACTCTCGGTACTGTTACGGATACGGTAAACCACGAACGGAATCAACGGCTTGCGAACACCCGCGTGGATGCCGAAAAGGCTGTTCGGGTGGCTGAGGCGGCCCGCTATCGCTACACCCTGCGGCGCACGGCCCAAGGCCTGCTCTTCGACCGTGAACGGCAGGGGGCCGAGGGCCAGCACAGGACCTGCTTCTGTGGCCGGGGCATCCGGGAGGGGCAGGGCGGGGTGAACGTGTACCGCACCGCCACCGGCAAGGCCCGTTACTCCGGCCTGTGGAGCTGCGCCGACGTGTGGGCCTGCCCGAGCTGCGCGGCGAAGATCGCCGGTGAGCGCCGCAATGAGCTGGAGCGGGCCATGGTGGCGTCCCACCTGCTGGGCTACCAGGGCTATCTGCTCACCATGACCTTCCCACACGAGTGGGGCATGGGCCTGGAGCAACTGAATGGGCCGTTCCTCAAGGCCCTGCAGGGCTTCAAAAACTCCAAGACCTGGAAGGGCATGGTGAAACGCCACCAGCGCCTGGGCCAGATCAAGGCCCTGGAGGTGAAGCACGGCGGCAACGGCTGGCACCCCCACGTTCATGAACTGATCATTGCCCGGCCCGGCCTGCTTGAGGACGTGCGCCTCATCGATGCCCTGCGGGCCGAGTGGGTGAAGCAGCTGCTCAAGCACGGCCTTGGGGACAGCGCCAAGCGCTCCGACATGCTGGCCCACGCCCTGGACCTGCGCGGTGGGGACGATGCACACGCATACATCGCCAAGTACGGCCATGACGAGCGCTGGGGCCTCAGCTCCGAGATGACCCAGGGCATGAAGAAGATCGGCCAGGACGCACAGGGCCACCACACGCCCTTCGAGCTGCTGGCCCTGGCCGAGCAGGGGGACGGACGCGCCGCCGCCCTGTTCCGGGAGTACGTGGCGGCCATGAAGGGCAAGCGGGCCATGACCTGGACCCGGGGCCTGAGGAAGGCCCTGTTCGGCAGCGATGACGAGGCCACCGACGAGGCCCTGGCCGCCCTGGACGAGCCCAAGCCGGAAGAGGCCTTCGTTGTGCGCCTGGACGTGGAGCTCTACCAGGAGCTGCTGGCCCGCCGCCTGGAGGGGGAGTACTTGTACCACGTGGGCACCTGGATCGGGGAGCTGTCCGAAGACAACGCCCTGGCCATCGCCCAGGACCTAATCGCCAGCCGCCCCAGGGGGTGGCGGGGCTGGTTGGCCCAGATGGGCCGGGGGGTGCGAAGACTGGTGGGCATGGCGGGTGAGTGCCATGCGTGAGGCCACCCTGGCCGAGAAACTGGACGTGGTGCGGGCCTTCGCCGAGGTGGCGAAGACCGCGCCCGTCTGGCAAAAGGGACCAGCCATCGAACAGGCCGTTGAAGGCCTGATCGTGCTGCTGGCCGACATCGTTGAACGTCTTGAAGGAGACCAAGCATGAAAGCGACTGATCGCGTGAAGGTGGTGGGCACCGGCCTGGACGGCGCCGTGGGCGAGGTGGTGAGCGTGAACGAGGAGGAGGGCACCGCCGTGGTGTATATCTCCGGCATCGTCAACGGCCTGGAGGTGAACGGCCGCGAGACTTTGCCCCTGGACAAACTGGAACTGGCCTAATCATGGCCAAGTCCGCCGAGGGCAAGGGCCGCTGCGCTTGCTGCGGGGAGCTGATCACCTGGCGGCGCAACGAGGCCGGGACGCTCTCCTACTTCTGCCAGGACTGCGACTTCCAGGGCTACGCCAAGGCCGGCACCCTGGCCAACAAGCTGGCCCTGGAGGAGATTGCAAAGTTTTCTAGGCAGGGCCGGCCGGACGAGGCCCCGCCGGCCACCACGCCGGAACCGAAACCCAGGCCCGCCTCCGGCCTGCTGATGGGGTAAGCCATGGCCGAAGACCTGCAAGCCCTGGCGGCCGAAGCCGCCGCCATTGACGCTGAAGCCGCGCCCGCCGCCCTGGCCGAGGTCCCCGGCTCGCAACCCGAGGCGCCGGCCGCGCCACAGGTGGACCCGGCCGAGAGCCTGGCCGGCTTCCTGGCCATCCTGAGCATCGCCGCCGGCTATGCGGGCCTGGACCGCACCGCCGCTATCTGGACGCCGGAGACCTGCCGCGGCCTGGCGGACAAGGCCGTCCCCGTCCTGGTGAAGTACGCCTGGGGGCAACGGATCCTCAACTTCCTGGCCACCGGCGCCGGGGTGGAGGAGCTGGCCCTGGCGGCATACGCCGCCCCCCTGGTGCTGGCCACCGCCGCCGCCGTGAAGGACGACCTGAAGCCCAAGCGTCCCGCACCGCCCCAGCCCGCCGACGCATGAGCGCCAACAAGGCGAACATCATCGCCGTTCTGGGGGCCTCGGGTAGCGGCAAGTCCACCTTCATCAAGCGGGCCCTGGCCAAGCGGCCGGGGCGCCTGCTCATCTGGGACCCCATGCGGGAATACGGCGCCTTCGGCGAGACCTTCACCGACCTGGCCGGCCTGGTGAAGGCCATGGACAAGCCCCGCTTCAAGCTCGTCTTCCTCCCAAACGCCCAGCCCAAGGTGCGGGATCAACAGTTCGACCTGTTCTGCAGGGCGGCACTTGCCGCCGGCAACCTCGTCCTGGTGGTGGAGGAGCTGCGCTTCGTCACCACCCCCAGCCGGGCCCCCCTGGGCTGGGCCCAGGTGACCCTCACCGGGCGCCATGCCGGGCTCACCGTGTACGGCGCCAGCCAGCGCCCGGCCAGCATCGACAAGGACTTCCTGGGCAATGCGACCCTGGTACGCTGCGGATGCCTGACCTACCCGGAAGACATCCGCGCCGTGGCCAAGGCCATGCGCCTGCCGGAGGCGGACCTGGAGATGTTGAAGCCACTGGAATGGGTGGAATTCGACCGCGACACCCGCCTCCACCGGCGCGGCAAGCTCACTTTCTGACCGCCTCATAGGCCGACCGCCCTTAGCGGGGCCGGCTAGGTGGTTTCACCGCCTCCCCCGTAGCGTTCGGGCTGTCCTTTCGACCAGTCCAACCCGATGGAGGAAAACATGACGACTGAAGAGCAGAAAAAGAAGCTGATGGGCCTGGCCATGGCCCTGGGCGCCGTTTATGTGGCCTACAAGTTCGGCCCCTCCCCCCTGATCAAGACCGCCGCCGCTTCCGTGGGCGCCGTGATTGTCGCCCGCCAACTGCCGTTTGTCGGCCCCGCCCTGGTCTGATCGGAGACCCGCCATGTTCCGCAAAGCCCTTCCGTTCTCAAACGTCGTTGCCACCGGCATGGCCACCCTGGACCTGCGATCCATGCTGGGCAACACCATCGACCGCATCGTCCTGAAGCTGGGCGGTACCTCCTTCACAAAGGCGATGATCACCGGCCTGCGCATCAAGGCCAACGGCAAGGTCATCTTCGATGACTCCGGCAGCCGCATCGATTCCCGCATGCTTTACCGTGGCATCTCCTCCTCCGCTGCCTTCCTGACCGTAGATTTCTCGGAGATTCGCTCCAAGACCATCAAGGGCCAGAAGCTGGGCAGCCTGGACACCACGTTCGGCATCAGCTCCTTGAACATGGAAGTGGACATCTCCGGCGCCACCGCCCCCACTCTGGAAGCCTGGTGCGACCTGTCCGAGCCCCAGGTTGACGATGATGGCCGCAGCCTCTTGGAGCGCGGCCTGATCGGCAAGGTGCTTAACTTCACCCACTACTTCGGCGCCGCCGGCAAGTTCCCGCTCAATATCCCCTATGGCAAGCAGGGCGGCAGCTTGATCAAGCGCCTGCACCTGTTCGGCTCCACCGTGACCGATGCCGAGGTGAAGAAGAACGGCCTGACCGTGTTCGAGGCCCCCGACGCCGTGAACGACTTCGTGCAGACCGAATTCCAGCGCTCACCCCAGGCCAACATCTTCCATATCGACTTCGTGCCCGACGGCAACATGAGCAACGTGCTCAACGCCGCCAACGCACAGACCATGGAATATTACGCAACGGTCTCCGGCGCCGGAAACGTGATCGTGGTGGCCGAGCTGCTGGATCCGCTGGGCAACAACTAAGAGGAGAGTGGCCATGTTCCAGCCTATGGACAATGTGGACTACTCCATCTTCGTGCCCGGCGCTTCGCCCACGTTCGGCAGCGTCTACGGGGACCCGGGCATCGCCGCCGAAGCCTCGACGGACTGGGCCAACATCATCATGGGCAAGCTTGGACGTTTCGTAGACATGGAACTGGAGTCACGGTTTTTGCGCCACAACGACCATACCCCGCGCCAGGAGACCGGCGCCCCGGCCGGCACCCGCAACCTGTCCGCAACCTCCCTCATGCCCTGGCTGATCGGCGGCGGGGTGGTGCTGGCGGCCCTGCTACTGCTGCGGAAGTGAGGCCGGATCATGGACCTGCCTCCGCTGAACTTCACTGGCGGCCCGGCGGCCCCGTCCGGCGCCAGATCCGATAACGTCTTCGACTCCTCCGGCTGGACCGTCGCCACCGGCGGCAGCCGGGCCGGGGAGGGCAACCCATACCTGATGCCCGCCGGCCTGCTGGCCGCCGCCCTGCTGATCATCGCCTGGATGCGCCGCAAGTGAACCAGACCAAGACCGAAGCCGACCTGCTGCGCGCCTGGTTCCAGGGCAACGAAACCGCCGCCCGCCTGTTCCTGGACCTGTTCGAGGTCTCGCAGATCGCCGACGACCTTGTGGACCGGGACCAAGGCCACAACCTGGCCGACCGCCGCAAGCTGGCCTGCCGCCTGCTGCACCTGGTGCTGGTGGTCATCCCCGCGAACGCCTTCTTCAACGACTACCGGGGCTGGCTGGGCCCGATTTTGTCCGACGCCATCCTGGCATGGGACTGGAGCACCGCCGCCGAGCTGGCGAAAAACGAAACCACCCGGGCCTGGGCCTTCGTGGAGCGGGACCGCCTGGAGCGGGCCATTGTCCAGGCGGCCTTCCTCATCGGCGGCCTGGAGCATGCCCGCACAGTCCAGGAGGAAGTCTTCCACTACTTCCGCTTCGAGCACCCGGACGGCCAGACCTTCGTGGACTATTGCGCCGAGGTGGCGAAATGAGCGTGGGCGGCAAAAGCAGCAGCAGCACGTCCACCACCAGCCAGGACCAGCGCCAGGTGCTGGACGGGGGCGCCATCGGCCTGTCCGGCAGCAGCGGCAACACCCTGGAGATCACCACCCTGGATGCTGGCGCCATCGCCGCCGCCTTCGAGTTCGGCGGCAAGGTCTTCGAGGCGGGGGCCAAGGTGCTGGACTCCGGCGTCAAGGTCCAGGAACAGCAGGGCGCACAGCTCTCCCAGGCCTATACGGACGCCAAGGGCACCAAGGATGTGCTCGTAATCGGCGCACTCCTGGTGGGCGCGGTCTCCATCGCCTTCATCCTCAAGAAGTAACCACATGAGCTACATCCTCGAAACCTTCTCCTCCGGCGAAACCAAGCGCTTCAGCGTCCAGGGCCGGTTCTTCCTGCTGCTGTCCGCTTCGACGGTGGTGAACGTGGGCTTCTACCGCAAGCGCCAGCGGCTGAACGAGACCGTGGTGAACGTGAGCACCGGCTTCAGCTTCGAGTCTTCCGAAGGCTTCGACGAGGTGGAAATCACCAGCCCCGGCGCCCAGTCCATTGCCATCGTGATTTCCGCCGGCAAGGTGGGCTTCGCCGCCTCGGTCAACGTTACCAACCTTCCGGCCAACCAGGGGATCTTCACCCAGGCCGCCGCCACCGTCACCAACAGCAGCGGCCAGCTGGTGGCCGCCAACGCCAACCGCCGCTATCTGCTGATCCAGAACAAGGACGCTTCGGGGGATATCTACGTCACCCTGACCGGCGCCGACGCCACCACGTCCAACGGCATCAAGATTCCGGCCGGCGGGGCCCTGGAGCTGAGCAACTACTGCCCCACGGCGGCCGTGTACGCCATCGGCAGCCTTGCCAACAACGCCAACATCGTCGTAGCGGAAGGCTGATCATGCCCCTGAACATACCCGGATTCGGCAAGGTGCTCCAGGTGGGCTATGCCGAGACCTCCACCAAGTCCTCGACCAGCTCCGCGATCCCGGCCGATGGATCCATTCCCCAGATTGGCGAGGGCACCCAGTTCCTGTCCCTGAACTTCACGCCCAAGCGGCCGGACAGCACGCTCCATATCGTCCTGCAGGGCCTGATCTTCAACGATGATAACTCCATTGCCTGCGTGGCCCTGTTCAAGAACGGGGGGGCCAACGCCATCGGCGTCAATTTCAGCAGGTCAAATAGCGAATCGATGCTGCCGCCGCTGGTCATGCGCCACGTGCCCGGATCAGTTTCCCCGATCACCTTCACCGCCCGCTATGGTTCCGGCAGCGGCAACACCTATCTGAACGGCTACGTCTCCCCCAACGGTATGGGCGGACTAGTTTCCTCCCTGACCGTGATCGAGGTGGCCCCATGACCGCCAGCGCCCGCAACGCCATCCGCCTGCTGGCCCGGGCCGTATCCGTCATGGACCGCAATGTCCTGGACGCCTGATGAACCTGCCGCTGTTCGCCGCCGGGGGCCTGGCCGGTTTCTGGCTGGTGGACCGGGCCCTGGCCGCGAATGAGCGAAGCGCCGCCGGAAACCTCACCATGACTGAAAAACTCACCGCCTCCTGGCTCAACGACCTGAACACCCGGGGCCTGGCCTACCGCGCCGCCCTGCTGGCCACCGAAGACCGCCACGGCATGCCGCGCTACCTCCTGGCCCGCCTGGCCTGGCAGGAAAGCCGCTTCCGCCCCGACATCATCGAGGGCCGCACCGTCAGCAGCGCCGGCGCACTGGGTATCATGCAGCTCGTGCCCAAGTGGCACCCCACCATGCCCCCCTCCGCCTGCCTGGACCCGGCCCGCGCCATCCCCTACGCCGGAAACTACCTCGCCAGCCTGAAGAAGCAGTTCGGAACATGGGAGCTGGCCCTCAAGGCCTACAACTGGGGCCCCGGCAACCTGGCCAAGTACCTGGCCGGCGCCAAGGCCCTACCCATTGAAACCGCCCGCTACAGCGCCGAAATCCTGGCCGATGTGCGGGCCCTGACCGGGAGCACCTTCGCATGAATATCAAGCCTTGGATGATGATCGCCGCCGGCCTGGCGGCTTTGTGGTTTATGGCCCGCAAGAAGCCCGGCACGCCCGAGCTGATGGTCCAGAACCAAAACCTCTATGTGGACCCCTGAGCCATGAAGCCGCCCGCCCAACTCCCCGACCTGCCCGGATGGGCCTGGGCCGGCCTCGGCCTGGCCGCCGCCTGGGTGCTGCTGCGCCCCAAGGACGCCGCCGCCGCCATCGCCCAGGGCGTGGTGGGCACCGCCGCAGGCTTGGCCGAAGGCACCGTCAAGGGCCTGGGCGCCGCCGTGGGCATCCCCGACACCGACGCCGCCAACTGCCAGGCCAGCCTGGCCGCCGGCGACACCTGGGCCGCGTCGTTCTACTGCCCCGCCGGCACCTTCCTGCGCAACCTGGTGAAGCCCAAGGCCCCCACCAGGAAGACCGCCTCCAAAGTGCTCACCCAACAGGAAAAGCAGTGGGACTACGTGCCCCTGGGGGAAACCACCTGTGTCGCCGGCATCTGCGGCCCCAGCTTTGAAAATCAGTCCAGGTCCTGGAGCCTGGAAGGCTGGGTTCAGGAAAAGAACGGCCCCAGACTCACCCCTGTTGCAGGAATTCGAGGATGAACCGTAACCAGATCACCGCCCGCCTGAAGGAGCCCAGCACCTGGGCCGGCCTGTCCGCCCTGGGCCTGTTGTTCGGTGTGCCCCCCGGCACCATGGACGCCATCACCCAGGTGGGGATCGCCCTGACCGGCGCCGCCGCCGTGCTGCTGTCGGAGAAGGGCGCCCCCATCGAGGAGCGCCGCCCGCTCCGCAAGCGGAAAGGACAGGGCGATGCCTGAGTGGCTCACTCAGGTGCTGACCGCAGCAGTTACCGCCGGGGCCACCTATGGCGCCATCCGTTCAGATCTGCGCCACCTGCATGAACAGATCGAGGATCTGAAGAGGGCCGCAGGGGAAGCCCACCGGCGGATTGATGACCTACTCCTGAGGAGCACGCCATGAAGAAACGCGCCAAGCTACCGCCCCGCGCCAAGAACGGCCGCTTCAAGAAGCGGAAGTGAAAAGGCGAAGCCCCGGACGGCTGACACCGTACCGGGGCTTCTGTTTCCCCCCCATGAAGCAACATGAGGAAGATCTGTGGATGATCTTATTCGCATCCTGAGCATCATGAAAGACCCCGACAAGCTGCTCTCAAGGCAAGGATGCACGCTTCGGCGTGGAACGCCTCGCCGTCTAGACCGACCGCAGCAGCCGGGCAGGGCGGGCCTGGAAATCCCGCCGCCCCAGCTGCACCGGCAGCTCCCGTAGGATCAACTGCAAGGCAACCCGCACCAGGTGCGACTCATCCGGAGTAAAGGCCAGGGTGGAGCCCGCCAGCTTCGCCGCCTGGTCCTTCGTGAAGGTCTGGAGGAAGGCCAGGTCCGCTAGCTGGCCGCGCAAGGCCATCAGCTCGCCCGCCTGGATGTTGTCGCCGGCCGGGGTGAGGATGCGCCAGTCCCGGGCCTTGCCGTAGGACTGGAACTTGAACCCCGCCCAGGATTCCCCGCCGATGGCCAGATCAATGCCGCCACGTTCCCGCATGGCTGCTCCCTGTTCTTGTGTTTGGAAGAGGGGTATCGGCCCGGACCGCGCCGGGCTTGAGGGAGAGGAAGGTTTAGGCGAACGCCGGCAGCCCAAGACGCCGACGAGATTTGACATAATATACATTCTGTCCTTTTGGTAGATTGCCGGCGCGGTTTTCCGGCGTCTGCCCTGTCAGGTAGCGCCGGGCCGCACCAATTCAACCTTGACAGGGGAAACAGAATGGTTATTTCGCTAGGTAGGTCAAAGAGCCTATTTGCCGAGGCCGCGCGGCTTGCGCGGAAAGACGGCGTAATCTCAATTTCAAAAGTTCAAAGGGTTTTTCAGCCCGGCTACAAACGGGCGGCTGATGTGGTGGACCTTCTCATCGCGGCGGGCATTGTGCGGCGCGAGGGGCCGGACGGCGTCTGCATTTACGTTGGAGGGGTCCTATGAGCGCCAGGGAGGAATTCGAAGCCTACTCGCCGGCCTGGGCGGCGGATTTTGCGGCATACCAGAAAGCCAGGCTTGCCTTGGCCGGGCGCATAGCGGGCGGAATGTCTGCAAACCCGGCAGCCTGCGAGGGCTACGACTGGAAGGGCGAGATTGCGCGGGCGTCCTGGGAAATTGCCGGGAAGCTGATGCGACTCTCAGAATCGGGGGGGTGCTGATGAGCGCCAGAAGATACGGAAGCCTGTCCTGGTCCTGGCGGTCAATCATGCTGGCCGAGAGGCGGCGGAAAACTCGGAAGGTGATGCTTACGGCGGCGGCGGGGTTTGCCATGGGCTGCATTGTCGTCGGTGGTATTTGAGGCATTTGCCATGGTGGTAAACGCGGCCCTGTCCGAAGCGTGGCAGGCCGAGCGGGATTGGGTGGACGGTCAGATTGACTGTTTGCCCGACCCATGGCAGGACCGGGCCAGGAAGCAGTATGTCGGCCTGCTGCGGGCGGCCCGGCAAATACCAGACGGAACGGGAAGGCAAGGCGAGCAAATCAGAGCAGCCAATCAGTGGCTTCTAAGGGCGGCAAATATTGCCGATGCCGTCCAAATCCCCGTTGGAATGTCCGATTCGGACCTGTGCGCCAAGGCTGACGAGTTGGCGCGGGAGTGCCTGAGCATGGCGGGATCCGAATGGCTGAAAACACCGGAGGTCATCCGGGCGCGGATGGCCAAATTCGTCGGGCGTTTTGGCATTGCCCCCCCTGCCCTGCCCTACTCCACAAAAACCGGCAAGCGGGCGGGCATCGAGGACGGACCGGCCATTGCCAGAATGACGGATAGCCTTTGGTGGCGGCGGGCGTTGCGGCGGCATCAGGCCAGGGAGTTGGAGCGGGCGGCTATCGCCTTGGGCTATGTGCGCAAAGGCGGCGAGATTTACGCAAGCGACGCGACCGTGGCGCGGCGCTTGCAGCAGCGCAAGCGCAATGCGGCGGCGCTAGAGGCCATGCAGGCCGTCAGAGAGGACACAGGGGAGGTGTGCGAGCTGGCGGAGGTGGTGGCGGCGAGCGTGGCAAACCCGGTCATCAGGCGCGGCGAGCTTATGACCCGGCTTGCCGGGTTTGACCTGATCGCGGCGGAGTTGGGGCACGCGGCGGAGTTTGTCACGCTGACCTGCCCCACCGAATTCCACCCCTACAAGGCCGACGGCACGGCCAACGAGGCGCACAAGGGGGAAACACCCAGGCAAGCGCAGAAATGGCTGACGGAAACATGGGCCAAGTGCCGGGCCGCATTGGCGCGGCGCGGGGTGCGGGTGTACGGGTTCCGGGTGGCCGAACCGCACAAGACCGGGGTTCCACATTGGCATGCGGTGCTGTTCATGGCGGCGCGGTACGTTGAGGCATTCCGTGACCTGGTGCGCAAGTACTTCATAGGCGAAGCGGCAGATGCGGCCCGGGCGGCCCACGGCGTTTCCTTCCTGACCATCGACCGGGCGGCCCACAAGGGCGGCGCGGCGGGGTATCTGGCCAAGTACATTTCCAAGAACATCGACGGCGGCGGGTATCAAGTTCAATTGACGCTCGAAGGCGGGGAAACCATCGACCCGAGCCAGCGCGTAGAGGCTTGGGCGAGTACCTGGGGAATCCGGCAATTCCAGCAAATCGGCGGGCCGCCGGTGGGGATATGGCGCGAAGCGCGGCGGCTGGAGAAAGAGGCGGACAACCCGGAGGTCATCGAGGCCGTGAGGGCGGCGGCGGACGTTGGGCAGAAAACCAACGGACAGCGCGGGGCGGCGGCGGCGGGCTGGAAACGCTACGTAGAGACGATGGGCGGGCCGACGGTGGCGCGGCGCAACTTGCCGGTGCGTTGCGCGGTGAGCCGGGCCGGTGAGCGGTGGGACTACGTGGCAGACGCGCCCAGGCCATTACCGCCGACCCGCTACGGCGAGCAGGCCCCAGGGCGGGTTTTCGGTTTGACGGATGGGCGGGGCGTTTACCCGTCCATGCGGTATGTGTGGGTGATGCGGCGAAAGTTGCAAGGGGTGGGACAAGCCCGCGACAGCGGGCCTTGGACTCGTGTCAATAACTGTACGCAAGGGGTGGGAAATGGCGGTGACTTTGACAAGCAAAGCGCGAGATTTGGCCGTGGCAGTGGACGCGGAAATGACCAAACCCATGGCAAAGGCCGTGTTACCGGCTGGAGTAGTGGCGGTAATTGGCGGCCTGGTGGCCATGATCGAGGAATTGGCCTATCGGGTCGAGCAACAAGAGCGGACCTTGGGAGCGGTCATGTACGGGGAAACGGATGAGGACTTCGACGACTGCGAGTAGGAAGCCTGGGGAGTTGGAAAAAATGGTCCGGGAGTACTACGAAGAACGGGCGGCAATCCTCGAATTTTCGGCAGGTCTCCCCCGTTTTCGGGCGGAGAAAGAGGCGGAAAAAGAGGCGGCCAAGTACAAACTGAGCCTTTGGCGGAAAGGGTTTCGATGATGGGACGAGAGGTTTTAGGGGTGGTGACCTGCCCGGAATGCGGGCTGGAGGGGGCGCAAATCAAGCGCCAGAAAAACGGGCTGGCCTATCGGTTTTGCCCGGATTGCGCGGCGCAATATTTCCCACGTGACGAGGCGGCAAGCAATCGGCTACTTGCCAAGATCAAGACGGTATCGGTAACGGTAACGGCGGAAGCGCCGGGGCCGAAACCCGAAGCGGAAACCAAACCCGCGAAGCGAAGCGGATTCAGCCTGGGGGGCCTGTAATGGACAAGGAAATGAGCGCAGAGCAGGCCGCCGACTTGGCGCGACTGCAAAGCATGGCGGCTGAGGGTGAGCCGGGGCCGGCAGCGGAAGGGGCCAAGGGGCCGGCAGCGGAAGGGGCCCAGGGGCCGGAAGTCCCACACGTTGACCCGGTGGAAAGCCTCGCCGGGCTGTTCACCGTAGGCGCGGCGATTTTCGCGGCGGCGGGCTTCACAAACGCGGCGGCGGTATGGAAGCCGGAGGTGTGCAGAGGGATTGCCGAAAGGACCGTGCCGGTGCTGGTCAAGTACCCGTGGGGACAGCGGGCCATCGAGTTTTTGACCACGGGGGACGGGGTGGAGGAAATTGCGCTGGTCATGTACGCCGCGCCGGTGGTCCTGGCCACTTGGCAGGGGGTCAAGCAAGACATGAAGCCCAAGCCCAAGCCCAAACAAGAGCCTGAGAAGGGGGAAACCATCGAGGTCGAGGCCAAGGCCGTTGAAAGCGAACAGGACCCGGGCCCGGGCATGGAATGGGCGGCATGAAAACCGAGGATGGGCGGCTGATCGTCGTGGCCGGGGCCAGCAGGTCAGGAAAAACTGCCTACGTGGCAAAGATGGTGCGCGGCCAGAAACGGGTGATCGTCTGGGACGTGGAGGACCAATGGGCGGCCCTGCCGGGCTTTCGGCGCATCAACAGGCGGGCGGAATTGATCGAGGCGGTGCAGCAAAAAGGGCCGGCGAAGCTGGCCTACGTGGCGGGCGGAGACATCAAGGCCGAGTTCGACTTCTGGGCCGGGTGCGTTTACTACTGGGCAAGGTTTTGCGGGCCATGCGTGGCCGTGGCGGAGGAATTGGCGGACGTGACGACCCCGGCCAAAGCGCCGGGCTACTGGGGCATCCTGCTACGTCGTGGGCTCAAGCGCGGGGCCACCATCTACGCCATTTCGCAACGATGGGCGGAGGCCGACAAAACGGCCATTGGCAACGCATCGGAGTTCGTGGTTTTCCGAGCAAGCGGGGAGGATGTGGCCTACATGAGCAAGAAAACCCGCATACCGGTAGCGGAGCTCGAGCGATTGATGCCCCTCGATTACGTGACGCAAAAGGTCACGGGCGAGTTTTCGCGGGGCCGGCTCAGGTTTTGAGCCACCTACAGCGGCGCGGAGATGTAGCGCGGCCTGTAACCATCGACTTCCAAGGTCACGTCATCGCCTGGATCAAAGGCAAAGCCTTCCATGTGGCCTATTTCGGTAAGCATACCGGACGAAACCAGAAATTCATGCGACTTCCCCCGCCAAGTCACTTTCACCACAAGGGAGGATGAGTGGGGCTTGAGGCGCAAGACGAGGCCATTGCCAATCACGGAGGGCCGCCAGGAAAAATCCAGGGGCAAGTTGTCGGCGGGGACGGTGCGCGCCTTATGCGCGGCGGGATGGCTGGCATTCAGTTGTGCGTTGCAGGCCAGGAGCTTGTTGAACGTGTCTTGAGCGCTGGCGTTTTCGGCCTGCAAGCGCGCAACATCGGATTTCAGCGCGGCATTGTCGGCAAGCAGCGCATCGATGCGGGCTTTCATTTCCGACTGTTCCGACTGGTTATAGACCGCAAGCCCAGCAAGCAAAACGCAAGCAAAGCCTAGTATTTTCATACCAATTTTCACGATACCCCCCCATCAAAACCCGGTAACAGGAACGGGAACGCTAACCGCTACTTGGGCGGAATGCAAGATGAGCGGACAGTTGGCCCATCGCCGCATAGGCGGCTTTTTCGATGGGATGGGAAATGAGCGACGAAGAAAAGAAACAGCGAATGCAGAAGCTGCAAGATGCGGCAGTTGCTTTGGCAATCGTCTATGGCGTTTACAAGTTCGGCAAGTACGACTTTGTGAAGGCAGCGGCCCTGGGCGTGGGCGGCGTGGTGGTGGCCAAGAATCTGCCCTTTGTTTCCAAATTCGTGTAAGGGGTAAGCCATGAGTGTCGGGAAACTGCTTCGCCAGGGCTTGCCCTTTGCCAACGTGGTGGCCAACGGCATCGCCACAGCGCAGATCATGCCGGGCCGCACCCTTGAGGGCATCCAGTTGGTGTTGGGTGGCACGTTCACCTATTCGAACATTTCGCTGATCCGACTCAAGGCCAACGGCAAGACCTTTTATGAGGGGTCGGGTTCGCAAATCGACAAGATCAACAAGTTCAACAACCTGAGCTATCCGGCGACGCTGCTGCCAATTCTGTTCACCGAGATTACGGGCCGCGATTTGGTCGATGAAATGCTGGGTGCTTTCGATACTTCGCAAGGCATCGCCAACATTACCATTGAGGTCACCATCAGCGGCGCAACGTCTCCCACGTTGGCCATGTACCTGGTCGAATCCGCGCCCCAAAGCGGTCAGATTGCCCCGGTCATGAAAAAGCTGCTCCGCTATCCGTTTGCGGTGGCGGCGGGCGGCGCGCTGTCCATCCAGTTGCCCTTCGGCCCGGTCAACGGCGC